AGTCGCTGATTCCATGTTACCGAGTGCTTCAGTTGCTTCTCTGAAAAGCTGATCGGCATCTTTAAGTTCACCCTGTGAATTGAAGAGATCTATTCCAAGTGTTTTGAAAGCATCTGAAGCTGCACCAGTGCCCGACATTGCACTGGTTATTGAAGACTGAAAACGAATCAGCCCATTCTCAAGATTAGAAAATGAAAGTCCACTGCCTTCAGCTGCGAGCTTCAAGCCCTGAAGAGTGCTAGTCGCCAAGCCTGTTTTCGTACTGGCATCGGCCATCTCATTAGCAAGATCTGCGACTTTTTGACCGAAGGCAATAATAGCGACGCCAGCCCCTGAGATCGCACCAGCGATTGCCAGCATTGACTTGCCCATTGATTTTGCGGTCTTCTGAAAATCAGCTCCGAGCGTCTTTGTAGCTTTTGAAACATCTTTCAAATTACTCTTCGCTTGGTCTGCACTTACTCTCAGAATATAATCAACAGTTGTCGCCATAAATCACACTATATCTATTAAATCCATCACACTGACGACAGGGAAAATCATGTCTTCTTTCTTCCTACTCTTCATCGCTTCTTTCGCTCTTTCACTTCTGGCATAGAGGCAACGAACACAGAAGTAAAGTTCACACCACGAAAGAGAAAGAACTTCTGACGGTAGTTTTCCATATTGTCTTGAAATAATGTCGATAAGGTTGATGAAGTCAAGGTCATTTTCGAAATTTATCCACCGATTCGGTGGCCTCCTTTACACTAACCATCGCAGCATCAAATATAAGATTCTTGTCATCTTGTGAGAGCAAGCCCACCCATAGAATATTCCGACTCGGATTTTGCTGGCCTTCGTTCGGAACTAAATGAATCTTCTCAAAAGCTTCTCCATCTTGTGAAGCTTTATCCACCACTTGACAGATTACACGATCTTGCATCTTTCCAAAATCAAGAAGATCTTCTGGCTTTAGCTTTTCCATTTGCTGAAGAAGCCGATTATCTTTTTCCTCTTCTGATTCTTCTTCTGTGGGGAGCTGCTTCATCGCTTGATACATCTTCAGCATGATTGTCTTTGATGCTATCCCCGCAGCCTGTGCCTCTATAGGTGATAATATTCTTCCGCTCAAGTGTAATTTCCCGTTGAAGCATAGAAGATTCCACCGACTCTTTTCGGCTATTTCCTGAAGTATAGGTATCATTATTTATCCCTTGTTTTGTATTGGATTGCTTAAATCGGAGAAGCATTGTCGTTCTGCATCTCTATTTTGATCGCTTCATTGCCTGAAGCATCGATGGTGCCCAGGAAGGTGACAGTCGCTTCAGTTCTTCCGAAGGTCGTTACAGCATCAGAATATTCTTCTATAACTGCATTGAAGATTGTAAAAGTCATTTGATCGTTATTCGTTCCTGTCATGACTAGAACAGCATCACCGTCCACAGCTGTCGGAGTAGTGATGAAATCATCATAAAATTGTTCAGAGTCAAGATCCATGGTCACCGTCATGCGAACTTCTTTTACATCTGAAGTATTGGGCTGTGCTGTGAGTTGACTTCCGAGATTATTGCGTCTTTCAATCTTGTTATCAATAACGATTTCAAAAGAACGAACCTCATAATTTGTCGTACCGTTCCATGAAAGTTTATTTGAAGAAAGCTGGTGATGGAGAACACTTCTGGCGGTCGCTGGAAAAGTGTCGGTGGTTGCATCAGCACGAGCACTAGAATCTTGTGCGATTATTTCAGCACTGAAAGTCGCTTCTTCTCCAGCTGCACAGCTGATCGTTAACTGACTTACGACACAGCCTTTGAATTCTTCTTTTCTTCCGACTCCAGATCCCGAATTACTGGCACCACGCTGAAAGACAATCGTCAGAGAAGGCAGATTCGCTGTCGGTGTGAAGGTATGAACATAAGGAGCGGGGCCAGCTGAAGATGAAACAGAACCAAGTGCAGCGAGTAAAATATCACCGTTCCCAGCGTAGTGAAGAGGGGCTGTGATATTTCCTCCAGTGATATTGAAGGCATCAAAGGTTGACCGAACGAAACCAGCATTCCCTTGATTGAGATGTGTCTTCCGACTTCTTTCAATAGTCTTCTGGAGTGAAGAAGAGATCAAGCGCATCGCTGTATAGCTTCCACTGGAGGCGGTTCCGTAGGTTGTTTCTTCAGCGGTCTGAATATATGCGTTTCTTCCGAATTGAATTGCCATGATATTTTCCTCTAGCTAGGTAATAGATTTTGAACTTTAAGAAGACAGCGAACTTTCAAGGTCTGGCCGTTTGTTGTATAGATATCAAGACCGACTGCATAATCATTGCCTGAATTTCCAGCGATAGCTCTCAAAGAAGCATAACCGTTCAAGAAATAGGTATCATCAGAAGAGTATCTTGAATCACTATCAGTGCCACTTGAGTCTAGACTTCTAGGCTGAATACGCTTGATCGCTTCATAGCCTAATTTTCCATTGAAGGGGTCAACATAGGCCGATAGCAAAGACCGAACATCGAACCAGATATCAATCTTTTCACCTTCTTCTTTCGTGAAAACTGTTTCAGGTTCTGTGCGACCTGAATTGTTCAAGATAGGCTTGACGACTCTCACAGGACGACCGATCCACAGATATCCAGTCTTCGGTGATGATACAGTGAAGGCTGAAGTCGGATCGGTCGCAGCTGCAGCATCACCGAAATATAGATAGACTAAAGAAGTGGAAGATTGATCGTCAATCGCTACTTGTTCAAGTTCAAGCACTAATTGTCGGCCTGAATATGAAGCCCCTGATTGCCTCTGATAATTGATTTCAGTACTGGCATCAGCTGAATAGATCTTGATATCATAGAAATTAGAAAGAATATTATTCCAAAATACATCCCAGTCTGGTGGAATCTGTGCTTCCACATCCACATTCGTAGCTCCACCACCACCGACAACATAAACAGGTATTGAAATCGGTATCCGATAAGTGAACGCAGAATCAGCCCATGTCGCCATTAGTCACCCCTATCCGTCTGGCGGGTCACAAGAAGTCGTATATATGCTATCCCGACATTCGGTATTCCGAGCTTGTCCCCATCCCTTGCTAGGAAAGATAACCGAACATCGTCCACAATTCCATCACTGAATCCAAGAAGACGATTCGCTGTTATTGCCTTGATAATATCTGAAGCTAGATTTATTGCCTGTTTTCTTCTAGAGTCCACCGCCATACTTTCACCAGAAGAATACGCAACGATAGAAAATTCTGCATCGCCTTGATATCGTCCGAGAGCTTGACCGTGGTCTTCCACAAAATCAATGAACTGAACTGAAGCACTCGGAATCTGTGGGGCATCCGTTGCTTCACCGATGACGACACGATCTGTCAGATCAAGGCCAGAATATCCTGAAGAATAATCCACTCCGATGATGGTTTTCAGAGCATTTTCTATTCTGATAATCGGTGAATCACTCATTAGATATCTTCTCCACGAAGAGCTGCCTTCACAGCTTTTCCAAGAAGAATCCGAGTCCCTTTGATATGTCTTTCAAAAGCATTACGAAGATATCTCTTCTCTTTTATATTCTGAAGCCCTCCACCAAATTCTTGAATCGCTGCATAGACCACATCAGCGGATTCAGTGAAAGGTCTGGATGGAGTTGATATGCCTCCAGCTCTGAGAACAAGATAATCTTCTTGATTAAAATTTATTACATTTCCAGAAATACTGTTTCGGAGTCTTCCCGTTTGAACACGAGGGAAGTTTGTAGCATTCTTCTTTGCATCAGATTCCATTCTGAGGCTTTGCTTCACCAGAACTTTCCGAACATTATTCTGTAAACGATTATCGGACTCTGATAATCGTTCTTGAAATTCTTCATATGAAATGCTCACATCATCCGCCTATATACTCGGAACGGATACAGAAGATCTTTCACTTCCTGGGGCATTCTTCTTGTACTGAACTTGACTGTCACATCACGCTGTGTCGTTGAGTCTTTCCCTTGACTCTGTTTCCCTCGCTGGAGTGAAGAAGCATAAACACAGATCGCATGTTCTAGATCTTCTGGTGCTGTATCCCAGCCCGCATTCAGCACTACCTTGTTCGCTCTTATGCCTGATTCAATAGTCTTTGAAGAGGTCGTTTTCAAATACAAACGACCGAGCACATTATCAAGATCGTATTCAGAAGAACCGATCTCTGTATCACTTCCATATAGCCTTTCCACATCGCTGTGCCATGAAGTGATGGAGTTGACAGGGCGAATCGGCAAGGGAAGCATATACGGTATATCAGTGAAGGGAGAATCAATGTATAGCGTATAGCTTCTTGACGATAATTGAGGAGCTATGAAACCGTCATCAAAATATTTCGGAAAGCCGATATATTCTGCGATAGCCGATTCCACCCTATCAAGAAGATTTTGAAGCTCGGTATCACTCCCACTTCCCTGTACTTCAGGCAAGTATTCTTTGAAAGTGGCGAGTGATACAAGCGACATATCTAGTAGGACCGATCAGCTTGAACTTCAATAACTAGATTCAAGTCAACGACATTCGCCAGTGTTCCAGTTGAAACCGTGGTGATTTTGTACGCTTGACCAGCTGTCAGATTAGAGTCGTCAAAATTTGAAATACTCAGATCTTGAACTTCTCCAGCGACCAGTGAAACAAAGCCTTCAGCTGCATCATTAGTTGTCAATGATGCTAGAGAAGTTGAACCGTCACCAGCGATAACTGATACAGTCAAGTAGTTCGTTCCATCAGCTGCGAGAGCTTGGCCTGAAACTAGACGAATCGTTTTCAATCGGACTGCGTAAGGCACAGGGATATAAAAAGTGAAATCGCCTGTGGTAGTCTGTTGAATAGGTAATTGTAATAACATTGAATACTCCTATGAATTAGCGTTGTAGCCGTAAAAGACATTCTTGACTGAAGAAGTATCATCTGGTGTACCCATGACGGCTCGGTATGTCGCCACCAAACGAATCGCACCAGCTGAAATATCTTTGTCTTGTTCAACAACGATTCCACGACGCTCGTAAAGATACCATGAAGCAGCATTGAAGATGACATATCCAGTCTGGGAGCCTGAACCATTGTACAGACCAGATGCCGCCATATCAGCTGAAAGGAATCGGGACATAACGACAGGCATGCCGAAGATGCTTCCGATTTGACCAGCGACGACTGAAGCATTCGGACCGAACTTGTCAATCGTTACCACTTCGTCAAGTGACATGAGATGCTTCAGCATGAATTCAGGGCTAACGACCATAACAAGGTTGCTAGAACCGAGTTCACCGAGCTTCGCCATACCGCCAAGAATATCTTCAATAACAGCACCACCAGCTGCAGCGATAGCAGCTGAAGAAGTTTGATCAAAAGCTGCGGCACGCATGCCCAGGAAGGTTCGTCGGTGATCGGCACTTCCACCAAGACCGCTAGCACCCCATCGGTTACGAATGTTCCATGAACTGATGGTATCTTGATGGGTCGCAGCTGTATCACCGTTCAGCATACAGTCTTCAAAAGCATCTTCAAGATCTTGTGCGATCTGTTGAGAGAAGATCGGAAGAACAGCGAGAGCGGAATCTTCAACGTCTGCATCATCAA